GTTCATATGAACGCATCGAACGACAGTAACAACGTAGAGTAACCGGGTGTCCGTAAGCCCGTATCTAGGTTGGCTGTGCTCTTGCCGTGTATTGGCTCAAGGGAAGGTCTTTAGGAATCACCTAGAGTGCTGGATCGGGGCGCCGAATCGTCGGCGGCGATGGTACCACAATGTGCGTACCCCCCAATCTCCCACTTTAAGGTAACTCCATGGTTTCGTCGAAACCATGTCCTGCCTTCGTCATCCGAATAGCAGGGGAACGATCATACACAATCGTCTCCAACTCCCAGTCGCTCTCAACGGACTGGGGTAGGCTCATATGGAGACGGATCAGATCGTCGCTGGCAAGAATCTTACGCCAGCGCTGCACGAAGCCCATTGACTTCAGCAGTCCTTCCTCAATCTCATCACGTTCACTAAGCTTGGTCTGAAGCTTCTCGACCCAGCTAGTGCCCTGTAGTCCTTCGACCTTGTCGTGACTCGGGACAATCGAGCGGAAGACGGCTCGGCAACCACGAAACAGCTCATAGTCCTGGTCCAGACATGCCTTGAACAGGCGGTCCCAAGGAAACCAAGAAAGCATTCGCCGCGTAACGGTAAGATGTGAAAAACACACCTTAGCGAAACGCGCACGTGAGCTCTCAAGGCCCTCAAAACCGCGCAACTGTTCCCATAGCACGTCCGGAAGCGATGCAATACGACCAATGAACGGGTCGTCATGCACCGCTTGATTCTCCCAGTACTCAAGCTTCGTGTCACCGCGCTTTCTCGCCCAAACCGCGACCTTGTAGACGTTCCTGGCTTCCCACCGGTCCTTAGCGGACGACTCGACAAATTTCTTACCCATGAGTGGCTCGAAGAGCTGCCGTTGACCATACCAGCCTCTACGGTCAGTAGAGCTGGTACCCTTAGCACGCCCAGTCGCAAAACCGAAACTGGCGAATTTAATCTCGCGAGTTATCGTATGTTCGTCATTCCAAACGAACAGTGCGGAATTGAGCTGCATAAAGTGGTCATGGATAAAGTTCTTTCCCACCGAAGGCACAAAACCATAGTGCGTCAACATTTGACGCCAAGTGGCATAGTGCTCGGGGCAGGAGAAGAAGCCGAGATCGTCGCCGTTAACAAGACACGGCGGAGGCGTGGCGACG